ACTTGAGCAAGAGGTGACATAGGAACTGCCATCTTGTACCAGTGTTCCATATTATCCAGACCAGCATAAGAACCAAGCATATCAGTTGCAGTGACGATATCCAGTTGAGCACCTTGCTGTGCAGATAGCTGCATAGTAGGAAGAACCCACTGAGTCATGAACTGCATCATCTTCTGATACTTCACATCAGGAATCTCACGTTGCATACTGAACGGAGAGATATCAAACGCGAAATCATAGAAGTCTCCAACCTTCTTTTGATCAGAGAAGACAACAGGAAGTTGCCCAACACCAGGGATCTCTTTAAGTACTGGTACATAGGATGTAGGATTAGTCCAGAAAGCCCAGGCAAGTTTCTTCATAATGCTCTGTGCTACTGCAAGGAACCTACTGTGCATTGTACCAACAATACGAGCAGCATTAGCAAACACCATCTGCTCTTGACCAAGAGTACCAGAGCTTGACCCACGTCCACCAAGCACCTCTGGGTTTGCACCCTGTTTGTTGAACTGGTCTTCAATGTATGTTACCCACTGATAGTTATTCTCGTTCACTCCATTGAAACTGATTGGCTTGATAGCGTCAAGGTTATTAACTCTAACTGTTCCAGTCCCTGGAGTACCAATAATCCTTTGAACATCTTCCTCTGCCCTATCCTCATATGCCAATACATCCTTTTGGCTTTCAGCTTGTTCCTTCATCTTATCAATCAGAAGGTTCATACTTACATCCATGTCATGCCACGACCACGCAGGAGGAATGGGTACAGGGTTCTTCGGCATGTGCTTGTAGCTTAGCACATCGTAAGGTCCTCCCTCCGGTCCATCCCATTCCACTTCCCGAACGATCTTTTGTTTCCCACCCATAGGAAGGATGGTAATGATAGAGTTCTCTTCAAACAGATACAGATCATGGAATGTAGTTTGATCTCTGAGTGTGAGAACATTCTTATCAAAGTTACTCTTGAATAGATCACGTGATTGTACTGCACTGTTCGTGGCTGTAGTAGAAGGTTGAATCCAACTCTTATTAAAAAAGTCACGAGCGTAATCAGTAGGCATTGTGTATGTGTGCCCTTCCATCGAGAAGTCTCTTCGCCTCTTTGCCGATGGGTCACCAATATAATCAGCGTAATCAATAACATCTACTTGAGGACGTGACAGTTTGTATGTATCATCATCCCCATAATAATTTGCTATATGCACCAAGTGGGTCCTGGTCACACCAGCAGAGATTAAAGAGTTAGTAACCAAAGGAATAAGTACATCCTCTGCCAACTTTAACTTCTCCACATAGTACTGCATTGCAAGCTCAGTAGTTTTAGCCCACGGTCTGTGTGAAGGAATCTTTGTTGAGACATTGATTCTAGGATCTCCATCAACAAGGAAAGGAACGATAGCAGACATACCACGATCCAATAGGTTCATAGTGTGTTCACGTCCATACCCAGGTTGATGAAAGCCTGAATCCCACAAGTTCCACATCTTGTCAGACTTCTCTGTGGTAGTCTTTGTCAGTTCCTGCCAAGCATAGGCAAGCATCTGACATCGTCGCACAAAGTTCATCTTGACATTCTTTTCTTTGATAGGATATTTAGCCATTAATCATACCTATACTTTCGACGACCTCTCTTGGTCTGTGATCTTTTCTTTTTCCACTTATTGAATCGTGCCTGGAATGACTCGTTAGGCGGGTTTCGAACATCTCTGAAGTTCTTCTTCGGCTGATACTTCAACGCAAAGAAACCAAGTGACACAGCAATAACTCTGTCACCGTGTGCAAACTTTCCTTCACTGCTTGAATTACCTGTCTCGGTAGAAGAGATAACATCCGTTCGTCCCTCTGCGAAAACATAGTCCATCATCTCCATTAAAGTGTAATGGTCTGGTATAATCAAGTAGTGAAAGTTCTTTTCTGCTGTCAGTGCCTCTGACATACCAGCGTCCATACCATCCAGAATAGAATATTTAGATCCGTTAATGCCTGGAGTACTATACCATCCAGGTTTCTTCCCGTGCTTACCACGTTCTGTTCGTTCGTCCTTGTTCCAATATATGTTGTGGTATCCTTGCTTCAACACTCTCTTACCAAATGTATCACCTGGGCCATTGGCTTCCCAAATGAGATAAGCATCATTACACCAACGGCTAAGACCAACGGCCAACTCTGCAAAGTCAGTTGTATCAATGTACGCATTCACGTACACACCGACCAGTTTACGTAGGTTAACATCTATGATTGCAGCAACGCTGTTGGATGCTCCGGTGCCACGAGAAATGTCACATGACACGATATAATTGTGTCGTGGGTTGGGACACATCTTGCCTTTGAATAACTTAAGTTCATCATACCACTGAAAGTTGTGGTCAATGTGTTCCTTGAATGTAGCGTTAGTTACTTTTCCACCACCTTCAATATCAGTATACATCTTACCACGGATAACATCTGGATCTTCCAATGGAACAGTATACCTGTTCTTGTATAATGCAAGCAACTGACTTGAGAAGAACATCTCAGCAGACCCATGTGGGATACGCAGGATGTTAGTAGCAATGTCAATCATGGTACGAGATCTGTCACGTGTCTGACCATCAAACCAAATACTTCGTTGGCATCCAAAGTTAGATACACCACCATCAGCAATGAATCGGACATCACCAATGTCCTCTTTCTCTGCCATCTTAGTCCAGTTTACAAGCTCACCAGGATTGATATCATTGAATATACCTGGACAAGTATTACGATAGTAATCAATGTCGTAGATAACAATCATATCAGGAGCAGGGGAAAGGTACAATCCAACATTCTTCTCTGGGTTGTGCTCCCAACCCAATTCAAACTTTTCAATCTTATCATTTCTTAATAGTTTAGCATACGGATGACCAGCACCCCACTTGAAATGTGTGCTATTGAAGATGCAACAGTTGGTTGTATCCCGAATATTGTCAGCAATGAATGCAGCAATAGGAGGTTCCATACGTGCGTGTTCATCAATCAATACTGCTGTCGCTCTATTACCAGCACCAAAACTATCATTGGTTGCTTCTCCCTGGATCACAGCATCATTATCCCGGTTCTGTAGAAAGCAGTGTGACTTTGTAAAGTTAACCTTCCACCATGGTGGAAGGTGAGCTATAGCATACATGATCTTATGCATTAACGTTTGGTGAGGGCCAATAACTCTACCATGATCAATGTTCACAGACTTATCAACCAGTTCCTCTTTACGCGAACCAATAAGGAAATACACTTGTGGCTCAAGCAACCAATAGATAGTAAACAACTTGCAGATCATCTCGGAGGCTCCTTCCTCGCGACTCTTGTCAATGATTAAATCGTGTCCGTTATCAATAGAGTGGCATAATCTCTCAATTGCTGTTAACTGTCTTGGCCTTAGTAAAAATGGTCTGTTTTGTAGTCCAGGGTCCTTCCTTGGGTCATAGGTAAAAAAGCATGTGTCAAACATTATCGCTTTGTACTCTCTACACCAAGTAGTGAAAGCGGGAATAAGGTCTTTATGGTCAGACAGACAGGAGTGTAATTGTTGCCTAAACTTGATATTCTCAAACAAATCTCTAGGTATGCTACTCCAAAACTCTTTAGCTGTATTGCACGTTGCAAACAGCTTCAGTATCTTTGTGTGTTTCATTTAGTCTCCTGTGTAAATCCTTGTGACACTTGACACACAGCCATACAACATCAAGAGGCCTGCTGTAATCTTCGTGATGACCCTCAGTCTTCCCAAATGAATCACAACTTTGGCAGCAAGTGAGTGGAACTAAAAGCCCCTTTTCAACTGCTGCCTTTACCTCTCTGTGTGCTGAGTACTTATCAGGATTCCTTTGTCTGTATCCTCTGTTGTATAGTGTGGACTTAGATGAATTCTTCCTCTTCCACCTCAATCGGGATTCATTTACTTTTAGGCAATAATCAGGATCTTCCAACTTCCTGTCACGCCTTCTCTGATTGGAGTATTCTAGAATACAAGATTTACACCTTGACTGAGTACCACACTTAGTTCTTTTCTCTTTACCAAAATCACTTCCCTCTTTCTCCACACCACACTTACTGCAAGTCTTCAACATTGATTGTCTCCACTACCTTAGATTCAACAACTTTATGTTGTTCTCGCTCAATGATCTTGCCAGCTAAACGATTTATTTGATCACTTGCCAATTGCCCATCAATCTTGATAGTTATATTATCATTTTTATTGACATCAATTTTATGACATGAAGTCCATTGTTCTTCTACACTATCTAGTTGTCTGGATAAGTTTGCAAGCATAAACATAAGAAGTTGAGGATTGGGTGGTTGGTGTTTGTGAAACTCAGATACTTCATCAGGGTACTTAACAACTTGACCATCACTTAGTACCTTATGTTTCCACTTCACATTTGTTTCTGTGTAATCGTACCCCGCAGCGGCTCGTAATCCTTGAGCAATGAGATACGTCTTGGCTAGGTTCTTCCCATCAGTCTGTGAATCACGGAACTGGGGAACCTTCTTTTTCCAGCGATCAATGTCCTTCTGTTCAACACCCATGAAAAAAGCAATGTCTGCTTCTTTCACACCCGCTGCGGATAGTCTAGTTGCTACCTCTAGAAAATTCATGTCAAACTCAGGCTTGCCTTTAAGCTTACCAGTCTTATTATCTAACGACTTCATCGTTTTCTCAAGGCCAGTGTTCAGAGCATCCAGGTCAACAACTTCAGCACCCTTGCCTATTGTTTCCTTTGTAAGCTCAGATTGTTTTGTTTTTGACTCTGTCTTCTTTCGTGGCATTCTGTCCCCTAGATATGAAATATTAGCTTAACAGATAAAGGTAAAGCAGTATATCATTTTCATATAGTCGCTTTGCTCCTATATAAAAATAATTGTCCCCCTTACCCCCATAAACCAGCGGGTTATTTAGGCTCGATGAGGAATTTATTTAGCTCAATGCGTGTTTTATGCGTCAGTGTGGCAAAGAACATGTCGTATGTATTCTTTAATTCTTTCCTCTGATCACAGTCCATATCCTGATCGTAAATCTCGTCTCTCAAGTGTCTTAGCGGTTTTTGAGTCTTCTTCATGGTTGTCTCCAGGTTAAAGGTTTGGTCAGAAAGAAACTCTCTCTCCAATAGGTTGTGCATATGACTACGTTTTTGACTGTTATTGCTATTTAAAAATAAATTTATTTTTCTCTTGCCTTAAGTATACCAGATATGTTACAATATAGGTGGATGAAAGGAGGTGGAATTATGTATACGCCATCTCACAAAGTAAAGGTTGCTGCTGTCCTATGGGCACAGGGCTTCAACGCAGGCCAGATGAGTACCATCCTTGGAGTGTCTCCCAAGGCGGTATACCAGCGTCTGGGCCGTATGAAGAAAAGGGATTTTGAATCGTGGTCACGGATGAATGAAATCAGAAGGTGTCACTCCATTGCTAAGACTTCGGTCAAAGATCCACATCGTTACGCTGATCTTGGACGCAACGAAGACAACACAGTGACGTGGTACGACCTCGGAGTTCCTGTGAATCTTCGAGTCCTACAGGTATTCTAACCGCTGATTTAAACAGTTGGAGAGTTATTATGAAAGAAAAAGAAAATAAACCATCGTGCAGTATTTGTATTCTCAGGGATACTATGAAAGATAGACAAGAATTTTACGAAAGGCAACAGGAAGCGTTGGACACACTTTCTAAGTTGTATGAAGCTCAGATGGTGTACGCAGCGTACATAGCTAGGAGCAGTGGTTTACTTAAAACTGAAGAGGGTGATGATGGAAAGACTGGTGATCAAGAACATCAAGCAACTGAAGACTTGGTTTGACAACAATGATGTTACTAAGGTATCCTTCGATACAGAAACTACTGGCTTGAATTATTACTATCTGAATATTGTAGGGTGTTCGTTTTGCAACGGCAAGTCGGCATGTTACATTGATCTGACTGACAACGAGAGTGAAGTTATTGACATTGAGATGATTGACTTCCTTCGGGAGATGTTCACAACAAGAATCAAACGGTTAGTAATGCACAAAGCACAGTATGATTTAAAAGTATTGGACAAGACAGGAATCACAGATGTGACTGAGAAGATCTTTGATACTAAGACAGCAGCACACTTGATTGATGAAAATGATATGACAGGTTTGAAAGATTTGGCTGTGACTTACCTAAATGCAAGTGTATCAATATTTAAAGACGCGGCAGATGGGGGTATGCACACTGAAAAGTTTTACGAGTACGGAATCAATGACGCTGTATGGACATGGCAACTACACGAGATCATGGCAAAACAAATTGAAGACTTGGGGATGCATCGTCTGTTCTACGAGATTGAGATGCCCTTCCAGTTTGTGTTGATGGATCTTGAAAAGAATGGTATTGAAGTAGACTTCAAGAGGATGTTAGAGATCGAAGTTGAAATGGCTGACTGTATTCTTGACTTCGAAACTAAACTGTTGAAGATGATTGGTAAACAGCATAGAGTACAACCTTTACTGTATGATGGTGAGGTAGAACGGACTAGTCCTGTTAACTTTAACTCTAATGCACAAGTTGAAAAATATGTGACTGAGTGTGGAGTGAAGCTTGAGAGGACAAACAATGGCAAAGGAAAGCTACCTAAGATAGACAAAGTTGTATTAGAAGAGAACAACCATATTCCTTTCATGAATATTCTCTGGAAGTACAGAGTTGCATTAGATACCTTGAGTAAATTTATCAGGCCGATGAAGAAGTTTGTGTGTGGTGATGGTAGGATTAGAGCCAATTTTCACAATTCAGTTGCTACTACTGGGAGAATGAGTGTGTCGTCACCCCCACTACAGGGACTTCGGAAGATAAAGGAAATTTTGCCAGTGGATTGTCGCTCCTGTTTTGTGTCGTCCAAGAGCAAGACAATGATTAGTGCTGACTATGCTGCACAGGAGTTGCGTGTGCTTGCACATGAAAGCAAAGATCCAACAATGATTGAAGCGTTCAATAACAACATGGACCTCCACCTTATGACAGCAAGGACTATGTTTGATCTGCCAATTGCTGATGAACAGTTGTGTAACGACCATCCAGATCACAAAGAGTTGGCTGATGTTAAATTTAAACATGAGAGACATGCAGGAAAGAATGGTGTTAACTTTCCAATTGTGTACGGATCTGTGGCATACAGTATTGCCAAGTCCAATCACGTGACAGAAGAGGAAGCACAGAGATGGATTGATACCTACTTCAAGATGTACCCTGGTGTTAAGAACAGACTTTCTCAAATCACTGGGGACGTCCAAAATAAGAGGTATGTTACAAACCTTGTCGGACGGAGAAGAAATTTCAGACATCCGTTCATAGAGAAGTATGGAAAACGTGTGCTTGATCCCAGAGCTATCAGGCAAGGATTCAACTTTATCATACAAGGTTTCAGTGCAGAGATGCTGCGATTAAGTATGGTGAGGATCAGAGCACTTATGAAACAACATCCTGAATGGGGTCTTGAGTTTTTACTTACGGTGCATGACGAAGTTGTTATGGAGGTTTTAGATGAGTATGTTGATATCGTTATTCCTAAAATTAAAGACATTATGGAAAATTGTGTCAAGCTTAGAGTTCCTGTCAAAGTTGACATCGGGACAGGACAAAACTATTCACAAGCGAAGTAAGGAGTATTGTAAAGACTTTGGCCCATTTTACCAGAGGGCAAATATGGCCATTGGTCAGATTGCTATCAGTGATAAGAATTTGAACAATGTAGTTTCGATATCTTTTTGGAAAGATCCTTATGACTTGGATATGAAGTCACCTAGGATGCCAATAAGTGATGTTGATGTGACTGTGGCAAATGCAATATGTGATTACATGAATAAGCAAGGAGGTCACCGATGATACTACACACAAAAGAAGAGGGTTTTGATCTGTGGGATCATATGATGGTTGATGATGTAATAAGTGATATAATATTTGATGCAGGTGACGTGGACTACATTACACTGGGACAGCATGAGTTGGACCAGATGACTGATGATGTTCCAGCAATGAGTGAGGAAGGACTATGAGTAACAATAGAAATCAACTGTGTGGATGTGGTAGTGGTAAGAAGTATAAGAAGTGTTGTTGGGGTAAGTATAATGTAGAAAAGGGAATGACAGTGCTTGGTGTAAAGGGTATGATCAAGACCATTCGATACAAAATGCTGAAGCAGTTCCGTGACACTGGTGTTCTTCCTGAAACTAATGCAGCACGTCAACTTCTTAAGGAGGGAATGAATGGCTAAATTTCGCTATGTACCACTGTATCTTAACGACAGACTATGGAAGTATGTGTTAGCAGACATGGATATGATGCATCTTAAGATTATGATTAACTGTATCCCTATGAGAGTGACACCAAAAGCCAGAAAATGTGAACAGAGCAAGAATGTAAATAACCACTTTGCGGAGAATGTTTCCTTCGTCAGGCGGTCTATCCCTCTGCGACCAGGACTGACTGATGAAAGATGGTATGGTGTTCACAGTTGTCTTAGGGTGGATGATAATAATTTGCGTGGTCAACTGATGTACGATGTACCAGATGACCCAGAGGACCCTTATTATGAAAAACATCGGACGTCTTAAGTTGTGGGCTTCACTGCGGAAGCACCACCTGGAAAAGTATGTTAAAGCACTTGAGAAAGGAAACCCAGTTTTTCTTGACTTGGTTCCTTCTCTACAAGGAGAGTTGAAAGGATACTATGCTATTATCAAGCATATTGAACGCATGGAGAAGGACATTGATGCGAAGAAGCGAACACGTGGAATGCATCAAGAGGTTGGAGAGGGATCACCGGAGAATGTTGAAGATTGAATATGATCGTTGTGAAATGACAAAGCGTAGTATCGATGACCTAGTTAGTAGGTTATCTTCGGTTAGTGAAAGACGTGGTGACTTCATGGCCAGAAGTGATTGTTGGAATGTAATGACATCGGTGTCCTCCACAGAATTGAGAAGCGTGGCAAATGGTAATTATGAATACGCTGATTACATCGGTGCATCTGTGGGTAGAGAAGTTGCTAAGCATATCAAGTATTGTTGTGATTAACAAAAAAAGAAATGTCACGAATGAACATGAGAGACCTCTATGGGCTTACGCCTGTAGGGGTCTTTTCTATACCTCTGGAAAAGGTGAACTCTTGTAAGGACTCGCGTCTTACTGTCGAGTTACATAAGGAAGTAGCGGTGTAATAGCCGTGCTCGGTGGATTTTCATATGTACTATATATCTTTAGTGATCATTGGTTAGGCTCTGGATAAGCATTTATCATTAAAGACATATAGGGTCTACTATTAATATGTCTATGGTTGTCAGGAATTTGTATATATATTCTCAGCGGTGATAACCGCACACGGGACTCCTAGTTATAGGACGGCCTACCCCTGGGTCCGATAACCTTAATGCAACATAACACTTCTTATGGGACGTTGTATTTGAGTGATAACAGACCATTTAGGTCCGATAACATTGAGTGACCGTTACGCACACGCGTACGAGGTCCGATAATAGTTGGAATTGATATAACCGATGAGATATGAAACAAGACACCGACAGTCAAGAACTATACAGATCTTATGGGACTATGCTTTGATTCGGTTTAATGTAAGTCTTTATCGGAACAACAGTTATTGGAAGGATTACACTAGTAATAGTTTAACTGTATTTAATTCGGTCCAACGAAGTCAAGAGAATTGTCTACTAAATAAAGATTAATCGTGGTCCTATAAACATACCGCTTGTTATCAAATAACAGGATAACAGGTCCTATAACACTATCTTTCAATAAAATGATTCAATTGTTTGCATTTAATACCTTATGCCACTATACTTTGATTGTAGGATGAATAAAGTTACTGAAAACTGAATAGACACCGTGTAAACCAATATACCAGATCAAAAGAGGTACGTGATAGGTGAGAGTCCTAATGATTGTATCGGTGTTTGTTTGGTTTCAAATAGGGGGTTACACATGAACAGTAGAAACTATTATTTAGCACTTTGGATTTTTATTCTTGTTTGGTAGGTAGTGACATTATGAAAACGAACACATTTATTATTGATCATGAAACAAGAAACGTGAACTTGACTATTAGAGCACTAGGCAAGCTCAAGACAACACAAGCTTGTCAATTCTCTGGCCAGTATCATCAAGACCCGATTATTGTCAAGTGTATGTTGAAACAGTTTTGACCGAGGAACAGCTTGACCATTGGTTATGGTCTACCAAATCAGTAGGCGACTATGTCGGAGTGTGTGACACTGAAAACAGGGATGTTGTAGGAACTGAGCTTTTCACACCAAACGAGTATTGAGGTAGTGACAATTGAAGTTTCTCCAGAGTTTCTTTTGTTAGGCAAATATCAGGTTTTGTTTACTTCTGATACTAGTCTGATAATGTAAAATGATGAAAATGTAAATTAAACTTGACCAAATAGTTGCACTTGAAATCGTATGAGTGTATACTTTGTAGTAGAGCGGTAAGAAGTATTTGACAAGTTAATAATCAAACATGAATAACCTGGAAAGATTAAATTCTAAGCGGGTGACATGGAGAACGTCCCATAACGGGCTGTTGCAAATGAGGTGGTTTATGCATAAAATGTTCAAATTAGCAGAATTCAATACGGGTAAGGCTTTTGGCAAGCACTTTGTTGCCGATAACTTTCCAGTGAACACGGTGCTTTCTAATGGTACTGGTTTTATGTTTATGGTAGCTATTGTGAGCGAGTATGGTTGTGATCCTTCCCGACATGTATTTGTTAGGTTGAAAAGTCTACACAATGATAAAGTCACTGTGTATGAACCTGATTTTCAATTGGGGACAAGTGTACAGATAGAAGGCGAATTTGATACTGATAAAGAATAAATAATATTAACTGCCCGTTATAAGACGTTGTCAATTATGTTTTATGAAGGGAATTACAAAATGAGTTTGCGTTCGAAGTTGTATGACTTGCTATCACTTGACGATAACACAGAACAACGTGGATTAGAATGTTCTTTCTTTGAAATAGGAAGAATAGGTGTGAAGTGTTATGCGTACCTCGATGCGGCTGAGAGTTATCGGGCACAACAGTATAGTGGTCATGCATTTGGTATCGCACCAAAGTGTGGTAAGAAGGTACACAAAATAACGTTTGATAATTCTGTATCTTTGGGAAGAACAGATGAGCGATCGGGTGACCATGGACAGGTACAACCGGAAACCGATGTGGTATACTTCTTTTTTACTGAACTTGTTACCGTTTGGGGTGATACGGAGTATTATGATATAGACACCGGGTTTACAAATGAGGGATTAAATGATGGTGGGCGATTGCACAACATGTACATAGAAATGATTCTAAAGTACAAACGTAATTATGGGACGTACCCAGGTGACATGCATTATCACAACTTTGGTATAAACAAAGAGGATGATGCAATGTATATAATTGACTGGGGTCGTCATTTACAGGAGTGTAATTATAGTGATTATTGTGACATGGAAATGTTATCTGAAGAAGTTGTTGTGTAGTGAACAAATGTTGTACACTATAACCCCGAAACGTATGTTAATATTAAGTGTAGCTAGCTATATTGCACTTTGTTGAGGAGAATAATGGCAAGACGAAAGCTTTTTGTGACATGTAAAAATTGTGGTCGTGAAGTGACAGTACACTGGGGATTGATTGACGCTGGAAAGATTGTATGTAATCATTGTCACTACGATTGGATTGCGGATAGTGAAACGAATATGGAGATATTTGGTGTCACCCATGGAAATGTTGTAAAGCAGCATGCCATGAAGGAGGTAATTTAATACTGAGATGGGTTACACTCAAATAGTATACAGGTGTACCCCTTCACGTTATTAATTGAAAGGACTTTAATGTCAAAGAATAAGCCTTTAGGTGTTTTCCAATTTGGAAACAAAAAGTTACCAAAGACTACTGCTATTTTCAATATGACAAGTGCCCTTGATTGTCCATCTTTGGCTTTGGGATACTGTCAAGCAATAGTTGATGGTAGGTGTGTTTGTTACGCCAGACCTCCGGAAATACAATATCCACAAGTTTTGCCTTACCGGGAAAGACAAAATACTTTCTGGAGGTCATGTGTCTTTTATGCCGGTAGGTTTGGTGCTACTGATTTTGTTAGGGAGCTGATTAAATCACGCAAACCCAGTAAGATTAGGCACTTACGATTTAATGAAAGTGGCGATTTTGAGGAACAACGTGGTGTTTACCTTGCATTTATGATAGCACACAAGCTTTGGAAACACCATGGTATAATCACGTACGGTTACACCGCAAGAAGGGACCTAGACTTTTCATTGTTTGACACAAAGTTTATCCGGTTTATGGGGTCTGGTTTCATGTCTGATGGATTGTTTGGTAACTTTCAGTTCGTGGAGAAAAAAGAGGATGTTCCAGACAACGGTGTGGTTTGCAAGGGTGACTGTAACGTATGCCATCGTTGTTGGACTGCAAAAAACAAGACAACGTATGTGGTTAAACATGGAAAAGGATAACATGAAGATAAGTGAAGATGAATTTCAAACTCTACACGTTCAGTCTTTCAGGTATTGCTTGGGAAGAAAAACTTATGCTGTAAGTGACTGTGTTTCTTTTCTGATTAAGTATTGGAGTTTATCACGGTATCAAAAGTTGATACAAACTGAAGTGTATGAAGCTATTCAGACTGGTAATGCTGGGATGGCTATGGATGTTGCACAATGGAACCTGATTTTAAACTTGGAAACAAACGGAGGGTAAAAAGATGTTTAACGTGGGGTCCCTCCTATAGGCTTATAAACCTGAAATGGTTGGATCTCCTCTTAACTATCTTATTGTTTGTTAAGTAAGGGGACAGAAAATGACAGAAGAAATTTTGAAAGCAGTAATTGATTTGGTTGCACAGGGTGGGACCGTAGCATTGTGGATAATTGGGATTATTACTGTAAAGGGTTTGATCGCAGATATACTGGTTTTCACCGGCGTAATGCTTGGCATCAAGATGATAGTCAACGGTATTACAAAATGGGTTGAAATTGATAGGGCTAATTAACGGGAGGTGCGTATGGCTTACACAGTTAAAGATTTGACATGGTGGCAGGAAAGACTGAAAGATGCAAAGATGTACAATATGAGTGTGAAATACCAGCGTGATTGTTACATAAAAATTGTGGCAATCAAGAAAGAACTGAGGTTGACATGACCGTAGTCAGAGAACCTGAAAAGAAAATGTACAGGGTATACCGGACAGTGAACGGCAAGAAACGTGCAGAGTATTATTTTATAATGCATCTGTGGAACAAGATAGTAGCAGTACTTTATACTTGGAGGATTATGAAATGGAACGAAAAAGAAAAACACAATTCAGATCCAGATTTCCGCAAAGCTTGGTCCCAAAACCTACCAATCTGACAGCGAATGACATGGTGGTAATGGGTTTTATACATGCAGATCTGTATGAAGATAAGTGTAATTTGAAAGATGATGAATCAAAACATAGCATGCACAACAGATTCCGCAGGACGTTTGGGCCTTTGTCATGCTAATAATACAGATGTGCTGTATGGTGTACATGATACCAGCAGTGTTGACAATACTGCTGATACCAATAATGGGAAAGATGATTAAAAATACGGGAGCAAAGTTGTGATAACTAAAATAGAAAGTTATGATAAGTTAAATAAAGATTATGAACTGGGGACATGGGCATGTGA